GATTAAGGAGAAACTCTTGACGAATATGACCTAATTGAGCGCCGCGAGGACTTTGGCGACGAATTAGACAGTGAAATCCTGCTAATTACCGCTGGCGTTGACGTTCAGGATGACCGCTTGGAGTATGAGATCGTAGGATGGGGTCGTGGCGAGGAAAGCTGGTCAATTGACTACAATACGATCTACGGCGATCCTTCTAGCGTTGAATTGTGGCACCAGTTGGATGAAGTGTTGCAACAAAAGTTCGTACATAGCACGCAAGGCGAGATGATTATCAGATCAGCCTGCATTGACAGCGGCGGTCACTATACCCAGCAAGTTTACAACTATGTGAGGCCAAGAGCGGGTAAGCGCATCTTCGCGATCAAGGGTATTGGTGGTGAGGGTAAGCCAATTGCAGGCAGGCCGACAAAGAACAATATCGGCAAGATTAACCTGTTCCCAGTAGGCGTAGATACTGCAAAGGAATTAGTGTATGCTAGGCTGAAGATTAAAGATGAGGGAGAAGGCTATTGCCATTTCCCTACAGGCAGACATGAGGAATACTTTAGGATGTTGACGGCTGAAAAGCGCGTGGTGAAGTATTTTAAGGGTCGCCCGAGGCGAGAGTGGGTTAAGATTAGGCAGCGCAACGAAGCACTGGATTGCCGTGTGTATGCGACTGCGGCACTATCATTATTGAATGTCAATACTGAGGTGCTGTACAAACAGGCACAAAATAGGGTACAATCGGGCAAACCCACCCCTAGTCGGCGTCCAGCAGTGCCGCGTCGAAACAGTTTTGTGCATGGATATACGTGATGGCGAATTTATTTGACGCGGATCAGGCCAGAGAAGGCGAACCAACTGAGATCGTGGTAGGTGACTTCATTCAGTGGAAGCGAAGCGATCTAGTAGACGATTATCCCTTATCTGAGTATTCCGTTGAATATGTAGCACGCATCACTGGCGGCGGGTCTAGTGAGATCAAGGTTGCCGCTACGGAAACTGGCGGCACTTATTTGATTACCGTAGATAGCGCGACATCCGCAGATTTTGTCGCAGGGTATTACCACTGGCAACTTGAGGTAACTAAAACATCTACAGGTGATCGTGTTGTCGTAGATCGTGGCGCGTTTACGGCTGTTGTTGACCTTGACGACAATCAGGCTGACCCGCGCCTATTTGAAGAAAAGATGCTTGCTAAGATTGAGACAATCTTGCTTGGCAAAGCTGACGCTGATGTATCTAGCTATAGTATCGCTGGGCGATCACTTACTAAGTACAGTTATCAAGAGCTACAAGACTTGCATGACCAATACGAAGCTAAAGTGAACCGTCATAAGCAATTAGAGCGGATAAAGCTGGGCAAATCCACGCATCACACAGTAAAAGTGAGGTTTAGCTGATGGGCATTATGGATATGTTCAAGCGCGCGCAAAAGCCGCTAAAGAAACGAAATTATGCAGCAGCAGCTAAGGGTCGCTTATTCAGCGACTTTACTGGTTCTAACAGGAGCGCAGATAGTGAGATACGCTGGGCTTTACGTGATATTAGAAATCGCAGTCGTGACCTTGAGCGAAATAATGAATATTTCCGTCGTTATCTTCAGCTTCTTCGCGTTAATGTTGTCGGAGAAAACGGATTTAACGTACAGGTTCGTGGGCGCAATCCAGACAATCGCTTAGATCGCGCTGGGAATAATATCGTTGAGAGCGCATGGCGCGAGTTTTCACGTATGGGTGGGCCGACTGTAGATGGCCGCATGTCAATGGTTGACTTGTGCAATCACATTATTACGGGAATGGCGCGTGATGGCGAAGTGTTCCTTCAGGTCGTAAAAGGCAACTATTTGCGCCACGGGGTTGCCGTTCAGATTATTGAACCTGATCGCGTTGATGAAGAAAAGAACGAACTAGCGCCTAACGGCAACCAAATTCGCATGGGTGTAGAGCTAGACAGCCGCACAAAGCGTCCTGTTGCCTACCATGTTTTGACATATCACAAGGGTGATTACGACTATATGCTTCCAGCCAATCAGCGGAAGTATGACGTAATTCCAGCAGAAGAAATGATGCATATCTTTAGGCCAGAGCGCGCAGGGCAAACGCGCGGAGTGCCTTGGTCATCTGCTGCTATTACGTCACTTAAAATGCTTCATGGGTATAGGGAAGCGGAACTAATTGCTGCACGTACTGGTGCCGCAAAGATGGGTTTCTTTACGTCACCCGCAGGCGATGGGTTCACCGCCGACGGTTATGACGATGAAGATAGCGTCGTTCCGCTGTACGACGCTGAAGCTGGGACGTTCCACCAACTCCCAGCGGGTGTGTCGTTTACTCCCTTTGATCCGACACACCCAACCTCTGCTTTTGCTGACTTTGAGAAGTCCATTCTGCGCGGGATCGCGGGTGGGCTTGGAGTTAGTTATACGTCACTGGCAAATGATCTTGAGGGAACCAGTTATTCTTCGATCCGTCAGGGCGCGCTAGAAGAGCGTGACTTCTATAAAACCTTGCATCGCTTTATGATAGATCACTTCCTTGATCCGTTCTATCGCATGTGGTTGGAGCATGTGATGAGCTTTGGCTATATCCCGATCAACGGCGACACAAAGATGTTCAAATTTACGCAGGACGTAACTTGGCGTGGTCGCGGCTTCCAGTGGGTTGATCCGCTAAAAGAGATGAATGCAGCGGTTGTAGGCTTGCAGAACGGCATCATTTCCCACTCAGACATTGCTGCCAACTATGGCCGTGACGCTGAAGATACGTTTGCACAAATCCAGCGTGACAAAGAAATGGCTGACGAATTTGGTCTGAGTATGGCTTATCAGCCGTTTGGCGATAAATTGCCAGTTCCAGCGGAGGGTGAAGATGCCGAACAAGCCGACTGATGGAATGGTGACAGCCGCCAAGCGCGCGCTTGAATGGCGTCGTGAATATGGCCGTGGTGGCACAGATGTAGGCGTTGCCCGTGCGCGAAATATAGCTAATCGTGATAACTTGTCTGATGAGACAGTAAAGCGGATGTATAGTTTCTTTAGCCGCCATGAGAATAATAAAGCCAAGCATTATTCTGCAAAAGAGCCTGATGGCGGGCCGACAGCTTGGCGCATTGCGTGGGATTTGTGGGGTGGAAACGCAGGCTACTCTTTCAGCAAAAGGATCGCAGAACGCTTAGAAAAGGAACGCTCTATGCAAGATATGGATAAATCTGATACAATATCGCCAGATATTGAGGATGAAACAATGACTGATGAAGTTAGAGAAGAGGTCATCGAAGAAGTTTCTGTAGAGACTGAAGAGGTTTTGGAGACTGAAGAGGCCGAAGTCGAAAATAGATTTGACCGCGAAAAGATGGAAACGCGCGGTATGATCTTCGACACAAAAGTTGTTGACGAAGAAAAGCGCACAGTTCAGATCGCTGTATCGAGCGAAGAACCTGTTGAGCGCAGCTTCGGGACAGAAGTATTAGATCACGATGAGCGCAGCATTGATCTCAGCTTTGCGCGCTCAGGCACTATGCCGCTGCTGCTGGATCACGATCCACGCCAGCAGATTGGCGTAGTAGAGGACGTTCGCCTCGATGGCTCGGCACGCCGTTTGCGTGCGACGGTTCGTTTCGGAAGAAATGGGCTTGCCAAAGATGTGTTCGAAGATGTTGTGGACGGTATCAGAAGCAACATTTCTGTTGGCTATCATGTCAACTCAATGGTCGAGGACAAGACGGGTAGCTACCGTGTTGATAATTGGCTGCCAATGGAGGTTTCGGTTGTAAGCATACCCGCAGACAGGACAGTCGGGGTAGGTCGTGCAGCAGAAGCGCCACCCGCAAAACCCAAAACAGAAACTCTTATTGAGGAAACTACTATGTCAGAAGAAGTACAAGTAGACGTAGAGGCGGTTCGCGCAGAAGCAGCACGTTCCGCAGCTAAAGATACAGCAGAGATGTATCGCCTTGCAGCAAAGCACAACAAGCGCGATATGGCAGATGAAGCTGTAAAAAATGGTCGTTCACTAGCTGAGTTCCGTGGTGAACTGCTAGAAGCGATTGGAAACGCGCCACTAGACACACAAGAGATTGGCCTAACAAAGAAAGAAGTTCGTAACTTCTCTTTGATGAACGCAATCCGTGCGATGGCAAACCCAACAGACCGTAACGCGCAAGAAGCTGCACGTTTCGAGTTTGAAGCATCACAAGAAGCAGCGAAACGTGCTGGCGCAGACCCACAAGGTCTATACATGCCACATGACGTTATGCGTTCATGGGCGCAACGTGATCTGAACACATCAGATGACAGCGCAATGGTTGCAGAAGCGTATCGCGGCGGTGACTTCATTGACGTACTACGCAACGCATCATCAGTGATGCAAGCTGGCGCGACAATGTTGACAGGTCTACAAGGTGACGTAAAAATCCCTAAAA